GAATGAAGTCTTGGGTTACTGGTTCTGTTGGTGCTGCTACATCTGCTTTAGACGCAATGTCAATACACATGTTAACTGAAAGATGTTTAATCACTCAAGGTGCTAACAACTTTATGTTAATGAAGTAAACTATTTTTAAAAGACCGGGGCTTCGGCCTCGGCCTTTTATTTTATTAATTTTATTATATATTATATTATGGCAAAAAAACAAGAAATAAAAAAAGAGGTAGAGGTACCTGTTGTTGAAACACCAGTTGTTGAAACACCAAAACCTAAAAACGTTGAACCTAAAAAACCTAGTTGGGAAATAAAAGATAGAGTTTACTATTTAAAGTCTAATAGAAAACCTTTATCGTATATGCTTAAAACTAATGGTGTTTATTATTTTGATGAAGAAAAAGGTTATGAAAGAGAGTTAAAATATTGTCAAAATCAAAAAACTTCTTTTGTAGACGAAATGAAAGGCGATCAAAGACTAGAGCACGTAGTTTTTAGAAATGGTGCTTTGTTTGTTGAAAAACAAAAAACAGTTTTACAAAAATTATTATCTTTGTACCATCCACATAAAGATAATATTTATTACGAACACAAACCAGAAGTTGTTGCTGCTGATGAAATAGAAGTTTTAGAAATGGAAGCAGATGCAATAGTAGTGGCTAGAGAAATGGATATTGATATGGCAGAAGCTATAATGCGTGTAGAAAAAGGCTCTGAGGTATCTAAGATGAGTTCTAAAGAACTTAAAAGAGATTTACTAGTATTTGCTCGTAACAACCCAGCTTTGTTCTTAGAATTAGCTTCTGATGATAATGTTCAACTTAGAAACTTTGGTATTAAAGCTACTGAACTTGGTATTATTAAATTATCTTCTGATCAAAGAAACTTTTTATGGGGATCTAATAACAGAAAAATAATGACAGTACCATTTGATGAGCATCCATATACTGCTTTAGCACATTGGTTTAAAACTGATGAAGGTATGGAAATATATTCAAATATAGAAAAACG